TATTTTTCTACAAAGATAACTAAAAAAAAAAGAGGCATCTCAGTTTCCTAAAGTGCCTCTTTATATAAATAATTATTGTTGTTACTCTAATTTTGATTCCAACATTTTTAATGCTTCAATTCCATCATCGCTTTTCAAAAAAGAAGATACGATATAAACAGGGTCTTCTCCATAAGGAACAGTTAACATTTTCTTTTTATTAGAAGAGGTGTTATAAAATACATCCTTTCTATTATTTCTAAATGACAAAATGTTTTGGTCAAAGAACAAAGCTACTTTGCCTTGAAGCTTCAACATAGGGTCATTAATTGCATTCATAAAAGAATGCGGGTCTCTTTTTGCAAAAATTAAAATATCTCTTTTAAGTTCTGAAGTTGTAAACTTACTAATATCATGTCCAAATAAAACTCTAGATAATGTTTCTACTTGTTCTATGTTTAGTTTTCTAGCTTCAATTAAAGCATCAACTTCTACATTTAAAATCTCAACTTCTTTAGATGCATCTTTTTCATTATCAACTTCAACAAATACAGTTCCGTTTTGAGGGTGATAGTGAAGAAACTCCTGAAGAACAGGATTGTTTTTAGGAACAAACAAAAACCCATCTTCAAAAATAATAGGTTCTAAAATTGCATTTCCATCTTGCTCATCTTCAAAAGGTGTTTTTTGATTAACAGCATATCTTAAAGGTTTGTTTACTCCACTTTCAGTATCGAAATACAATAATGGAACTCTTCTGCTGTTTCTTGAGGGTAACATATAACTTAAAGGAGCTACGTCTTTTTTAAGTTTATACGATTTGTCTTTGGGTGTTTTTACTTTTTTCATTAGATAAAATTTAAAATTAAAATTAAAATAAAAAAGGGAGGAGTTACCCTCCCTTTAGTTTTACTACTTACTAGTTCTTGAATAAGAAGAAGTTGTTTGCACCTAGAGTACATACTGCTCTTTCAGAAAGGAAGTGTACTTCCATTGCATCCAAATCAGAGTTTCTTGCCGCTCCGGCAGAACCTGTAATCCAAGTTTTGTAACGTCTATCTTCAGTCTCAGAAGCTCTGTATCGAACGTGCAAGAATGGTCTCTTAGCGTTCTTTCCAAGTACTTGGTCATATACAGTTGTAGAACCTGCAGGAACTAAAAGTCCGTTGATAGCTCCACCTGTAATTCCACCACGCATTGTTGGGTCGTTCAAGTATTTCCAATCTGACTTGTAGAAGTCATATCCTCTACGGAATCCTGTAAATCCTAAGTTCAAAGCCATATCTTCGTCATTGTCAAAAAGACCATAAGAAGTACCACCTGCTCCATAAGAGTTTTGAGCAGCCAACATATCGTCAATGTCAAATGAAAATTCACGGTTTACAAAAATAACATTCTCTTCGATAGAACCTTGCTTATCTAGTCTTTGGATAATAGCATCAAAATCTAAAAGTGCTGTTGGGTTTCCACCTCCAAATACATTTCCTCTGTTGTTCACAGTGTAGAAAATACCTTCAGAACCTTTGTTCCCTACGTCACCACCTGCAGCGATAGCTCCTGAACCTACTTCAGCAGGTACTGCTTCAACCATTGCAGTCTCAAGATAATCGTCAAAACGTAATCTTGTTTCATGCTCAGACTTTATGTACCATAAGAATCCTGTTGCTCCATTTTCAGTTGTTACTTCAATCCATCCGATTTGAGCCATATCAGAACCTGATACTGCATACTTATCTTTGATGATGATTGGAGAGTTTTCGAAGATGAAATCATCAGCTTCCAAAGAACCTACCATTCCGTTAGTTCCTTTCTTAAATTCAGAACCATAAATGAATACAGAAACAACTACTGCGTTTGCAAAAGTTTGTCCTCCTGCTTCGTAGTATGCTACGTCAAAAGTTCCATTTGCTGTATCTACAGAAGTAACAATACCTTTGTTGCTGTTTGTAGAATTAATAGAGTTGTCAGAAACCATTACTGTTTGACCTACTCTAATTGCAATTTGACCTGCTCCGCCTGAAGGCTGAGTTGCAGGAACTAATGTATCTGCTACAGTAATAGTAGCTGTATCTGCTCCTGCTACAGAAGCTGATGTACAGTTTACATATTTAGTGTGCAAACGACCTTGCTCTGCCCATTTGATAAGGTCAGAGTTAGAAGGAAGCTCTGCTCCTACTAGACGCAAGAAAGAACTTACGCTTCTGTTTCCGTAACGCTCAAATTCTTTTTCATAAGTATCAGGAAGATACTGATTCAAGAAGTTGAAGTCAGTGATGTAATTTGTTGATAAGGGTACTTGTTGAGCTGAAGGCTGCAAGTCGAAACCCGGTGTATTTAATACTGCCATTTTTTTTTAGTGGTAAGCCACTACCTTTTTTTTGTTAATTAATTATTTTTTACTTCTAATCCTTAAGCCTTTACCTGAGTTATTGCTTAAAGCTTTAATTTGCATTCCACCTTTACTAACTGTTTCGGGAGCTTTTCGCATGGTCATGTTTATGTTTTTAGCCTTGCGAGCATCTCCTTCAATAGCATCTGATTTACCTTGCTCATAAAAGAACTTGGCAAACTTGTCAGGATTCATTGCTACCGACAATGCTTTATGGTATCCTGCGGCATCAGTCATCAAACCTTCTTCATTCATAAACTTATTTATAAAGTTCATTGGTGTAGAGTTTGATTTCTTTAACTCCTCAGCATCTCCCGGATTAAAGGTGACATTACTCTCTCCTAATTCGAACTCAAAACCTTTGAACTCAGAAGAAAAAACCTCGTTAGTTTTACTAGTAAACCACTCGGATTTTTTTAAGTTAGTATCTTCTACCGTTTTTGCATTATCTAAATACTGTTGGTAAGCTTTTAATTTTTCATCTACTTCAGGAGAACTAGCTTCCCTTGTCGACTCGACAGGTTGCTTATATGTTTCCTTTTGTTCGTTGAAAAACTTTTTAGCTTTGGCAACAATTCTTTTCTTTTTTAATTTAGCCTTTTTAATATCTGACTCGTCATCTAAATCTTCATCATATTTGTAGTCATCCATTATAGCATCTACGTCTTCTGCATCAATGGCTTCATCTGTAGCCAAAAAATATTCAGACAGTAATGCGTCTTCGGGCATATCGTCAAAATTTCTCTGAAGCTTAACGTAATCATTAATGCTTCTACCTGTTTCTTTCTTAAACTTAAAGTAGGCACTTACATCTTCAGGTAATTCTTCAGACTCTTTTCTTTCTTCAAGTAACTCTTCAAAAGAACCAATTTCTTTTTGATACTTATCTTTTATAAAAGACAAAACCCTTTCTTCATTTATTTCTAATTCAGTAGATGGTTTTTCTTTTGTCTCTTCTAAAACTTCAGGTTTGTTTTCCTGAACAGTTTCCTGAACAGAATCACTTTCAAATTGTTGCTCATGTTTTTCAAGCAACTCTTTTTCTACTTGTTGAGCTCCTTTTACCTCAACAGGATTTACTTCTTTTACTTTAAATTCCATTTGATTATAATTTTTACAAAGTTAATATTAATTTAATTATTTTTTTTAGCTATTATCTAGGCTCAAATTCTGCTAAATCAAATCCATCTAAACTATCTTCGTTAGACTCAAACCTTTGAGGTGGAAGATTATTTTTTCTTTGATTAATTAAACTTGACTGTTCGGTATTTGCTTGAGAAATTCTATCTGATTTTGCTTTTTCTCTTTGTTTTTCTCTAGACTCTAAAGCACTTTCGCTAACATTTCTAAGTTCTTGATTATACGCAAACTCTTGTTTCATTAAGTTTGCTTTAAGCATAGCTTCATTGTTCATCTTCTCAATTTCAAATGCTATCTCTGCTTGTTTAATCTTCATTTTAGACTGAGTTTCCATTTCAATCTTTTGCATTTCAGCACCTGATTTCATTTGTTGTAACTGCTGTGCTTGTTGAGAAGCCATAGCCTGTTGTTGCATTTGAAACTTTTCATCTCTTTCCTGCTTCTTAATTCTTTTAACTTTAAGAAGTTGGTTAGCCATTTTTAAATTTCGAAGCTCTCTAATATCTATAGCATCCTCTAGATTTATATCTCCTTTAGATAAAGCCATATTTATATTTGCCTCTAGCTGTGCTCTTTCTTCTTCATCCGGAGCTACTTCAATAAAAATTCCAAAATCATAAATATATAAATCACTAATTTGACTTAGTATTGATACATTATATTTTCCGATTTGGTTTATAAACTCTTCTTTGAAATCTGAGTATTCAAGAATATCTGAAACTCTAAGAGCTAAAGCTTCTGCCATTGTTCTGTACATATACAGACTTGCATCTAGTATGTGTCTAGTTGCTGTATTAGAACTTAATGCTGCTAACTTCTGAACACCAACTAAAGCATCGGGGTTAGGAGTACTAGCATCTCTAGCCTCATTAAGACCTGTCACTTGCCTAATCATATTTAAGTAATGATTATAATTAGTGATAAGCATTTGAGTCTTACTTGCTCCTGAGTTTGAGTTTAGTTCTTTAATAGGAACTTTACCTTGATTGTATTCCCCATCTCCCGTGTAGCTTCTACCAATAACACTACCTGTTTGGAAGTAAAGTCTTAATGCGTCTTCAGGATTGTATGCGTTACCTGTACCCAAGTCTACTTCATTCAATCCATCTGCATCAATATATACACCATCCGGTACTGTTCTAGATATAACTTGCTGAAGTTTCAGATGAGTCATCTGAATTAAATCTGCAAAAGGAATCATTCTTCTAACTAAAGATTCTACATTTCCTTTATACATTCTAGGTGCAACCGCAACATAGTTAGGCATTGCGTGTTGACTTGCCGATTTAGGTCTTACCATGTTCTCAGCCATTTCCCACTTAAGGATAATGTTTGTTCCCATAACCATAATACCTTCATACCAAACATCAATTGTTTTAGATACTTTTTCAAAATTGTTTTCTTCCATCATTTCTGTTGGAGGATTAAAAGTATCATCTTTCTCAATTACTTTAGAACCACCACCTTCTGTAACTTTCTTTTTGTAAACAAAAGTTTTGGTAGTTTTATAATTAAAGTACAAAAGAGTAACTGTGTCTCTAGAAAACAAACTATCTTGATAGTGTTCAGCAACATTAAAATAGTCATACCATGATTGGCTATACTTTGATATTTCTTCTAAATCAGAATTAGTTAAACTTTGGTCTATCTTCATTAACTCTGTAACTCCAACAGTTTTAATTTCACCCCAATAAAAACAATCTTTAAAATTTGGGTCTTCTGTGTAACTATACACTACGTTTGCAGGGTCTACATAAGAAACTTTAACTCCATCTCCTTGAAGGAACTCGTGCTTACCTATAGCAATACCTAATACACTTAAATCGTAGTCATATCTTTTTCTTAAATCTATATAGTGGTTATCATCTAGCAAAGTATTAATCGCCTCTTCCTCTGCTATTTCAATTGCAGGTTTGTAGTTTAGCTGCATATATAAAGATAACTCTTCATCATTAGCAGGAAGTTGGTCCGGTGCTACTGTAAAAGGGTCTACTCCAAACTTTTCTTGGATACTAAGCAACTCAGTTTTAGCAGCCATCTGACCTTCAATCATATCCTGATACTTACTTCGTTTAGCTTGAGACATTGCATCTTGTGCATAAGCCCCAACTTTAAACAATCTATCAGACATTCCATTTACAACAATATCTACAAACTTTGGAATAATAGGAACGGGTGTCCAATCTAAATTCATGTAGGATAAATCTCCATCAACAGCTAATTCATTTTTATACTTAGCCACTGATTGCTCTCCACGAGCATAAAGCCTAAGCCGATTAAATTCACCCCACTGATTGTAGAATCTACATTGACTACCATCTTTTTTAAACCATTCGTATTGAATAGCTTGACCCACCATTAATCCATATTGGTCAGTTGCTTTTTCTGAATCTGTAGCGAACTGATTTGGAAACCCTGCTGAATCAATATTTATTTTTATATCTTCCATTTATTTATAATAATTGACTTGTTCTTCCTGAGTTACTATATCTTGCAAAGTTAAGACTAATTTTTGACTCTTTTTTTTGAGGTGTGTATAAGTGTTTTTGATTAGCCATTATAGCTAATCCTGAACTTATAGTTGCATCAAATTTTGTTCTATTACTAATATCAAACTTTGCCCAATCTTCTAGAGTTCTAATAAAAGGCATTGTACCCATATCAGCTTCCAAGCTATCTGAGTTGCTTTCATCTATATTTAATCCTATGTGGTTTTCTATATACGACTCGATAGCGGCTGCGTGAGCCTGCTTTACATCTTCAGATGAGTTAGGTATCCCCCCTAGTTCTCTTTCTGTCTTAGATAGCTTGTTATAAGCTTTATCGGGTCTATTCATACTAAATCCCCTGTATCCTCTATTTTTAAAATGATAGAGTAGTCTTGGCTTGTTGTTCTCACAAAGTATTGGCATACCATAAAAAACACAAGCCATCAATACTTCTTCAAAAAATATTTCTGCGGTTTGAGGTCTAGCTACATATTCTAAAAAGAAAGCGTTACTAGGAGCATCATCCATATTAAACTTAGTCACACCGTGTAATGCTCCGTTAGAACCTCCCCCTCCAACTGTTCCTGATATATCGTAACTATCACAGCCGAAAGAACCTATGTGTTCGTTTCCGGGATATTTAATACCATTCTTTGTTATTGTTCTGTTCTGCAAATTTTTCTTTGGTCTCCAACCAATATTAAATCTACCGTGCTTGTCAGGTCTAAACATAACCTCAGTATCTTTGATTCCGTTCTTCCAATAAAACGAACCCCTAGTTACATGATGTTCTTGTATTAAAGTTTCGTTGTAATCTATCTGTTGATATATCTTAGTTAGATTAAATAAAGATTGTTTACTTTCATCTCTAAATGCGTGTGACTCTGTTCTAGGAAACTGACGATAAAATTCATTAAGAGCATCAGGGTCATCTTTTAAAGAATCAACTTCTGCTTCCCAATAATCTACAGCCCCTTGATTAATCATTTCTCCATCTACACCTAGTATATGTTTCTTGGGTTTATTTAAAACGGGCATTCCATATCTATCTATAAAGCCTTCCATGTTTTGCTCCATAGGGATGAAAAGTGAATATAACCCGCTTTTAGTTTGACCATTTGAGTTTCTTGTTCCCACATTGGAGTCTTCATATAACTTTTTAAAGTTACCTCCTCCTTTTTCTAAAGCATTTGATGTTGAACCCATCATGCACTTTCCAATAATTTTACTACCTAATCTTAAACAGGTTTTAGTAACTCGCCAATTGTTTAATATATTATTTGGTTTTACCCACTTACCACTTTCATCATGCACTAATAACAATAACTTTTCTCCATCATAAGAGTTGTCATCTGTATTCTTCCAATCAATAGTTGTATCCAACCCTGTCATTTCCTCAGAGTCAACCTCGTGCATATTTTTTTTAGTAATCTTAGAAGCAGGTATTCTAAATGCTAGTTCTGTTTTTGGCTTATCCATACCATCTTGAACAGGCTTAAAAAAGAAAGGTAATCTGTTACATATTGGAACTACCTTGTCTGTAAACATTTTTTTAGCATCCGACCCTGTCTTTGAAAGTATTCCGACCCTTGCATCTTTTGCTAATGTTCCTGTGTTAGCACACTCATTAGAGCCCATAAAAGAAAAACCGGAACGTCTAATCTTTAAGTAAGTCATTCCAAAACTTCTCTTGTCAGCCTTACACGCTTCCCAAAAAATCCAAAATATTCTATTGGCTTCCCTAAAGTCAGGGTATCCAACATCTATACTTGACCACTGAAGGTATATATAGTGAGAACCTGTAATGTAGGTTTTGACTCCGTTATTCATAAACCACACCCCATCTTCTCTTCTATCAAATTCATTCTCAATATAATCCACCCACCTGTCTTTAAAAGCAGTAGGCATTTCATTCCATTGAAATATGGATTTTATTTTTGAAAGCTGTTTTGGAATCTCATGTCTTTCCCAATACTGATGTTGTTTATCTTTGTGTCTTTGAAGACACTCTTTGGGAGTAAGAGGTAAACCTATTTTTAAACCGGAAATCTCTATAACATCTCCAAGCTTTCCTGTTTTAGATATAATAACTAAATCATACTTTTCATTATAGCCATACACCCAACTACTATTCCTATTCTTGTTAGTAATAACATTCTTAGGAACATAATTAGGTACTACCCTGTATAATTTATTTTGACCTACGTTCTGCAAATCCTTGGTTTGTATGTTTTATATTGCCTCCTTTTTCTAATAACTCTAAAGCTTCTTTCTCACTTTCTATTCTATTAAGTATTTCAAATGCATCAAATATAGCAAGCTTCTTAGTTGCTGCTGCATTCTTTAATCTATCAGCAGCCAACTCATCGTCAGTGTCAAGCTTAATGATATCTTCTTTTGCAACTTTAATTAGTTGCTTTACAGCACGCATACCTGCTTCTATAATTTGTTTCTTTAATTCGTTTGATGTCATAATACAGCAACTATATTATTAGTAAACATTCTAAATAACTTCTCACCATCTACCGTAAACTCATACTCGCTTTCAGGCTGAAATATAATTTCACACCCTGTATTAATCCCAATACTTTCAAGTTGACTATTGGAATATTTTATCACCCCATGAAGAGGCTCTTCTTTTATTCCTTTATAAAGATAGGAATCTTTAACGCTAGTAGGTTCAACAAAACAATACTTTCCTACAGAGTTCCAACCATCTTTATTTTTATACATATAAAATTGTTGGTCATCTATAAAAAATAAATCATCCTTAAAAAAACTTTTACCACTTTTTCTTCTACCACGCATATCATTGTAAAACTTAAATACGTTGTGGTGAACTAAAAGTATATCTCCTTTTTCAATAGGACCATTATAGCCTATAGGTGTTTCAACAACCTCTGCTTCTCTATTAGATGCTTTGTGGTTTTCTTCTGAAGTATTAATTATTATTTCTAATCCGGCAATGTCTTTTGTATTGTTATACCTTTTACCATTGACTGCACGAACTATAAAATCCGTTGGTGATTTCATTAAATAAAATTTATATTATATTCGATTGACACAGGAACTGTGCTGCTAAAAGACTTCCAAAGAAAAACTTCTTCGTCTTCATTCTCTATGTATATTAGAAAATTATTATTATTTGAATCTTGTGTTATTCGGTGAATTGTATAGTTACCACCTAATACTACTTGATTAATTAAATAATGCATCGCTCCTGATTTATAATCAGGACCTACTGAAATTTTTCTAATATCCATTATATTTTATTTTTTTGGAATCGTAACGTCTCCTGTCTTTATATCTATAACAGCATCCACTCCGTATTTCTCAATTAAGTCTGACTCTACTTTACTTAGTGAAGATTTATGCTCGTCTAACTTTTGAAGTAATCCGTACTTTATAATCTCTATATCAGCTATTTCGTTTTTTAATTTTAAAAACTTAGTGTTAATAGCTCTGATGTTTTCTAATTCTTCTTTACCTAATTTCATTTTGATTGTTATTTGATTACCACATTGAACTTATGTTCTCGTACTCTTTTCTAGCATTAAAGCTAGGACAGTCTTTATTTGAAAAATCTCTATGACCGTATATTTCTATTGATGGATATCTTATTTTATAAAACTCCAACATATCTACTAAAGCAGATTTTTGTTCATCTGTTCTAGTGTCTCCATCTTTCCCACCTACATAGGCTATTCCTATAGAATTTTTGTTATGACCTTTGCAATGTGCTCCTACTTTTTCAATAGGTCTTCCTTCGTGAACGCTTCCATCTAGTGAAATTACTATATGGTATCCAATATCTGACCAACCTCTTTCTTTAACGTGCCATCTTCTTATCTCATCTACTGAGACATCTCTCCCTTCAGGAGTATCAGTGCAATGAACTATTATTTTATCTATATCCCTAATGGCTATTTGTCTTTATTTAACAAGTACCATTTTTGAATTGTATACCCAATGGTTACTGCTAATAATAATATTTTTAATATTACATCAATATTTGTAAGAGACATAGCAAAACCCGCTAAACTCAAACTATATAATTTTATGTCTCCCATATCAATCATTACTACTTATATAATTAATAATTAAAGAGTCGTTCCAAGTGTTGTTTTGTGTATATTTCATATTAAGGCATTATTCCACTTTGGTTATAAAAATAAACTGCATCAACTTCTAGTTTAATAGCATCCGAAGCTCCACCTGTGATTGTTAAATAGTTTTGGTTTTGCATACTTCCATATCTTCCCATTCCTCTTGAAAGTAAAAGAGACAGTGGCACTTCAATAACTTGCCATTCACTTGTTCCAAATTCAATATTAAAATCTGCAGACCCCGGAGAGTTTACATCTTTAACTGTAAATTGACCTTCTGAAGAATTAATACCTCCAACACCAACTGTAAATCTATTTGCTGATGGTTGTGTTTCTTGAATCCTTAGAGCCATGTGAAAAACACTATTACCTGATGGACCAAAACTTAGAGATTCACCCGATACATACATACCTAATCCCCACCAATCGTTTAGATTAGATGTTGTTTGAAATGTCAACCAACCTGATTCAGAAGTTCCATAAAAACTTCTTGAGCCTGCAGGCGGAGTATAACTAGTTAATTTTTGAAAAAAATTTAAAACTCTAGTACTATCATTCAGCCAAAACTCTCCATCAATTCTTCCTCTAAGAAAGTCACCACCCATTTGCTCTAAGATGTAAACATAGTAATCGTTCTTAAACATCTCTTCACCTATCGACCAAGTGTTCGAGTTTAATCCAATACCTGCACCTGTTCCTACACCTGCTGACATATTACCAAAGAGCTATAATAGAACCTGCTGTAGTTCCTGTTGCGTAAACTTGTAATACTTGAACAGGCAAAAAAGTTCCTGTTGGAACTCCTGTAAACACAACTGTGTCTCCACCTGCTGTTTTTACCTTTAAGTTTCCTGCAAGACCTATGTACAGTATACATCCATTGTTACCTCTTCCATTTTCAGAAGAGATACTTGGAATCTCTAGTGTGTCACTAGGAGTTACATCTGCAGCTCTACTAGTTTGTAATTTTTGATATGCCATTATTGTATATTTTTATTCGTTAGTTTCTTCCGGAGTTTCAAATTGTTTCATTAGTCTTTCATGTTCAGCTTCTAAAAAAACTCCATAAGCTTCTTTTAATTCTTCTGTCCAAAGTTCTTTTGCTATATCTGCAACAATACCTTCTAATGAATCAATGTCCTTATCAGGGGTTGCAACATAACGAAAGTTTTTTCCATTTTCTACTTCAAGAACCTCTAATATATTATAGCTGTCTTTTAATACGTTTACTTTTATTGTCTTTGCCATTTTTTGTATTTTGTTTTTTAACTGCTTTGTCTTACGTATGTAACCGTTCCTGATACTAAAAATAATGCTGCGTAGCTTGAGATGTCAGTATCCGTAATAGGGAGTGTGGTAGGTGGAGCACCTGATGTTTGCCTGTAGGACCAAGCAGTCCCATTACTTCCAACTGTCTCTCCCCCATTTAAGTTATTAGTCTTCGAAATGTTTCTGTTATAACCAATTGAATGAACGTATGGATAATTTGGACTTAAAACAGAAGGAAAACTAAAAGGTAGTGTGATATAGGGGATTAATGTTGCTCCCGGAGCTTTACTTATACTCCAAGTACTTATTTTTATACTATAACTAACGGTTACAATATTGTTAATTACGGTATAATATCCCCAACGAGTACCATAAGTTATAGAAGAAAAAGAACCCATTCCCGACAAACTCAGCTCAGGAGTAAAAAATCCTGACTCAGGTCCTGCAGGTGCAGGTACTAAATCTATAATCTCTTGAACACTTACAGCGTCTCTTCCTGAGTTAGCTAAGGCTGACCCCAAGTTTTTTGTTGGGATATTGTCACTTACAACGTGAATTTTGTCTGTTAAATTTATTGCCATTTTTTTTGTTTTATTCTTTTAAGTATGGAAACTTTCTGTTAAGAGAGTCTCTTCTAGCTGCACATCCACAGGACTTTCCTGTAACCTCTGCAACCTTTTCAACAACAGCTTTTACACCTGTCGCCTTTGTTATTTTTTCAATTGTGTCTCCTAGACCTCTAGATTTCTTTACCGTTCCCATTTTATTTTATTTTACAATTACAAGTTTTTAAACTACAATCACAAATCTTATTTGAAATGTTTACTTTCAATCTGTCTAGTAAACCGTTCCATTTTTTAGAATTAGATATGTTAAATTTAATAATTTTTTTCCCTAATTCAATAAACAATTTTCCCATATTTTTCTACAAAGATAATAATATATTTTTTAATACTTCCCTCTTTTACTTGCAGGGGAACTTTTAGTAGAACCACCCTTACCTGCCCATAGTTTTTTACATGACCAATAACGTGCACTTAACTTGTTAGTAGCTGTATCACACTTATGTCTAGCCTTAAAAGATTTACGTGCAGCAGCACTGTAGTTGTGCCCATAACCTGACGCACCAAAGTGTATTAGCTTTTCTTTACCACCACTACAAGCTTTAACCATTTTTTTCTTTCCTGCTCTGTCGCTTTTTTTTACAACATTGCATTTCATTCTAGACTTGTCTGCCATATTAATACATTTTCTTTTTAACTACTTTCTTACCTATTTTCTTAGCGTAAGCTTTTGCTGCTTTTTTTCCTTTTTCTGTATAAGAGAATTTCTTTTTTCCTACTGTTGGCATAATATTATTTATTACGTTTTAATGATGATGTTTTTTTACCCATGCCGACTCTTTTCTTTTCGGCTACCGCTTTCTTCTTTTCAGAAGATGACATTTCCTTCCAAGTCTTAGGAGTACCACCACTAACTCTTTTGCTAGGTCTACACTTTTTAACTGACTTGTTTTTAGAAGAACCGCAAGGATTCCCTTTTTCGTCTGTCCATTTCTCTTTGAACCAACGCTTAAGGTTAGCTCCTTGTTTTGTTTTTCTTACAGCCATTACTTTTTGGATTTAGCTTTTCTGCACTTGGCAATAGCTCCACTAGCATAAGCTGATGGAAAAACTTTATACGATTTCTTCACCTTGTAGTAACAAGAATCTTTATTGCTTTTTTTTCTTTTCATTGAATTGATTTCCTAAACCCGTTGCCAAACCTGCCAAACCTGCCAAACCTGCTATTTTTACCTCAGCAACTTTCTGATTTTTCTTTTTAGCAGCTTTAATAAGTTTTTCAATATCCTTATTCTTCATAGGGATTTTTTCTTTGTCCATATTTTTCATCTTAAAATATTTAGTACTTTTGTACAAAGATACAAATTTAATTTAATGTTATATAAACATACACCCTCTTCAGATTATTTGAAGTATTGGAAAGTAATCCGTTACTTTATAAAGGCTAAGTACAAGGTTTCAACAGGAGAGCTTGATATGCTGTTATTCCTTTACTCGGAAAACTATTTTGATAAAGATAAATTCTCAGAGTACAATGAGATTTTTAGTTGGAACGAAAAGCGTTTTGACGAACTAAAAGCAAAAGGTTGGATTGAGGTCTTTCGACCAAGAGATTATAAGAGAAAGAAAAAAGCCATATACACTTTGTCTTACAAAACAAAGCGTATGATTGGCTCTATGTATAAAAAATTAAGTGGGGAAGAAATCCCTGAGAGTCCTAGTGCAAACCCTATATTCTTAAAGAACGTATCCTATACAGATAAAGTATATAAGAATATGATTATAGAAATGAATAAGTTTATAAAACAACAACGACATCTCTCTCAAGAATAATCGTGTGCTGCTCATCATTTAGTATCATAGTAAATCCTGCGTGTGCATCGTAATAGATTACGTCACCTTCTTTGATTACTGAAACCTCAGTACCGGGTTTTACTACCTTACCTTTCTTGTATCTCATCTCACCAACATCGGCTGCGGATAATAACAATCCGGAGGAAGTCTTTACCTCCTCCTCGATTGTCTTGATTGCAATATATTTATTAATTGGTTTCATATTACTTTACAATTTTTATATATATAAATCTAGTTGCAAATACTAAAAACAATAATCCAATAATAGGGCTGTCAATAATTTTGCAGAAAGCAATAACATTTTTAGTTAAGCCAAACATTGAACCAATTGTAAATCCAATTGCAAATGATATTAGTACGTGACAAATTTTTGCCAAAATAAAAGCAAGTAGTCCTGCCCAAAATCCTTTTTTTAATCCTTTTGTAAATTCTCCCATTTTTTTATCTATTTGATTTATTAAATCTTCTTTTACTATCATAACTACTCAGTGTCATAAGTTCGTGCCATTGTAATAATAGCATTCGTACTAAGTAATGTAACCGCTACAGATACTGCATTTTGTAGTGCACTCTTTGTAACTTTCATTGGGTCTATCACACCCATCCTTATCATGTTACCAAACTTCTCACTAGCAACATTGTATCCTTCTCCAAACTTTATATCCCACTCAGGGTACACATCATTAATGTGATATCCCGCATTATCAAGAATCTGCATAACAGGTGCTTGCAATGCGTTACCTAAAATTGCGTAAGCAATTTTTTTATTTTTATCGTCAGTTTGTTTTTTCAGAATCTCTTGACCGATATACATTAGCGACACACCTCCTCCCGGAAGTATACCTTCTTGCATTGCAGAACGTACTGCACACACAGCATCGTCAATCCTGTCAAACAACTCTTTCTGCTCTAGGTCTGTCTGACCACCAACTTTAATTACACCAACACCACCTGTCAATGAAGCGATACGTGACAAGATAAACTCTTTGTCAGCAACTCTACTTGTGTTCTCGTAGCTATCCCATAGTTGTTTTACTCTCTCGTCAATCTCATCTGAGTGATTGTCGTCTTTTAAAATCACAGTCTGTGACTTTTCTACAATAACCTTTGGTGCGTGACCTAAATCATCAAACCCCATTAGTGACAAATCATCACCTGTCTTTTCTGAAAAGTATGTAGCTCCTACCGAGATGGCGATATCTTGCATTAATTCGTGTTGTTTATATCCGAACTGCGGGGGAGTTATACTACATATCTTCAAGTTGTTTTTCATAACGTTAGCCGCCAATGTGTTTAGCACATTAGTTGCACACGGTGCAATAAGAAGAAGCTTCTTGTTCTCAGCAATGATTGGTTTAAGTACATTCTCAATCTGAAGTATGTTTGTTATCTCAGCATCAGATACCAAGATATGAACATCCTCTAAGATACACTCGTCTTTCTTTTGGTTGTTAATGAACAAAGGAGAAGAGTAACCTCTCTCTACCATAAGTCCTTTGGTTGTGGTGTAAGTTGTCTCTGAACTGTCAGATTTCTCTACCGTTACAATCCCATCCTTACCGACCGACTTGTATACGTCAGATATAATACGACCTACCTTAGCGTCATTGTTCGCAGAGATAGTCGCAACGTCAAGTAACTTTGAGTCAGTTACACTCTTGCTTTTCTTTTTCAATGTCTTTACGACCTGCTCAGTCTCACTAACAAGCTCACGTAGAACCTGCGTGTTGTTTACACCATCACCAAGATGAATGTGACCCTGCTCGACAAGAGCCTCGGTAAGCACAATAGCTGTAGTCGTTCCATCACCGGCAGAGCTAGCTGTTCTATCAGCAGCCTCTTTCATAATACGTACCGCAAGATTCTCAACCGGGTCTAACAAGTCAACCGCCTTAGCGACCGTAACTCCATCCTTAGTTACCGTGATTCCTCCTGTATGATGTTGTGATTCAATAAGAACTGTATTACCTCTAGGACCGAGGGTGCTCTTTACTGCGTTAGCAATCTTTTCGATTCCGGCTTTTAGTTTAACTCTACCATCTTCACCGAACTTTAAGTCTTTAGGGGTGAACCCCATTTGATTATTCATAAGTATTAGATTTGATTTATTTGACAAAGATAGTATTTTTTATTTAATACATCAAATGTAATAATGCACAAAATAACATCTCCTATAGAGAGAGAGAGAGAAACTCTATTTATATATTTCTTACTGTATAATTCTCTTTTAATATCTACATTTTCAACACTAATACTGATAATCAAATAGTTAGCTATAAAAAATCTACATAGAATCTACACTAAGTCTACACAATAGGAATATTTACTGCATAAAAAAAGGGCTGACCTAAATCAAACCCTTTTCCTAACTATCAAACAAACTATATGAAAGAACAAATATATAAAAAATAAATGTAAGTCAAAAATATTTATTAGATATATGTAGTATTTGGGTTATATACCGCTGCACGTGACGACACCCCAATCCGAAAACGATTTTTTTTTGCGAGCGATTTTGCTTTTTCAATCGGTGCATCCCAATTTTTTTAGCTTTTTTCCACAGCCCACCACAGCACACTGTAGCTGTAGCTGTGCTACGTATCACGTTATACGGTGAAGTTTCCCTTATAATGCTGTTGTTGTGTCTTTGAAGACACATTGTAAAACTCTACAGACAAGTAGAGACAAAGCATAGCCCCTACCCCATAGACATTTTACCTAAACAAATGTACGTGAGCAGACATTACGCAATCCCTTGACTGCAAAGAAATAGACAGCAAATGCACAATACAACGACAGAAAACGTATTCAAAACTTGCACAGAACGTAGAAATAGACTATTTTTACACCATGGATAGACTATGTCACATCAACAAATACGCTAACTCGCTGACAATCAGCGTTTTACACAGCAATGAAGTGCAAAGTTCTAGTCATATCGGCAATATTGCCATCTAATCATCTAAAAACCAACAAGATGAGAAATTTATTAAGTATTGAAAGTGCATTGTTCAACGAAGTATCTGTAGCAAATCAGATAGGTGGAAGCCTAAGAGACATCGAGTCTCTAATTAGCGGTGTAGCTGATGCCAAGAAAGTGAAATTTGAGAAATCACTACAGCTAAGTGAGATTGTAGTTAAATCTTGGGGTTGGTTCAACTCAGCACAAGGAAAAGCACAGATGGATGACTACGGTGTAACTTGGACAAAGGAAGATTTCTACACCAAATTGTACGGATGGAAGAAGTCATTTTTCTACAAAATGCTGAAGGTAGGTAAGCTACAGAACGAACAGCCCGAAGTAGTAGCACAATTCAAATCTGCTGTAGCTGAAGCAGATGCAAACGGTGATTCTGCATCTATGTCAGTAGCATCCCTATTGAAGTTCGCTAGTAATGGCGGTGAAACCACAGAAACTGCATCAGCAGAGAGAACATCAACAGTATTCACGATGACATTCAAAGGTGAAACCACAGTATCTGTACGAATTGATGACCAAGGCAAAGTAATTACTACGAACGGCGCAGAGGACATCGCAAAAGCAATCGAATTTTTAGCATCTAAATTATCCTAATCAGTGTCTTCGAAGACACAAAATACTACTACTATGAATACAAACGAGATTAACTACACAGTAACAGGAAACTCAGCGAGAGCGAGAGTAAACAGATACCATGGATGCGATGCATCCCTAGAGCATCACAAGGGTGCAAAGAGCAGTGACATTGCTACACTGAAATGGAATGATAGACGTAATATCCTAGAAGACGAGCAAAACCAAGGTGATTTTAAGAGCAGATTTGCTATAGGTTTCGAAGTTGAAAAGACTAGATTTCACCGAGGAGCTGTACAAGAGTACACTCTATTTGCAGGATTTGAACGTGATTCATCTTGCGGTTATGAAGCAGTGACAAACATCTTACCTTTGCTACCTAGAGGTAAATGGAGAAACAAAGTTTTCAATATGATGCACCAAGCTAGAACGATTATTGAAGATGAGTTTTCACCATCAAATACCAAATGCGGTGGACATATCACTGTCTCTGTAGATGGGATGGATGGCTACGAGGTGATGGATGCAATGCGTAAAAACTGCGGTATTCTGCTTGCATTGTTTCGTCACAGATTAGGCAATGGATATTGCAACAAGAACATCACGATGAGACACGACCAAAACACTAGAAGAAGACTAGTTAAAATGATGGGTGGAAGACACCACAAATACACAGTAGCTAAACCAATGAGACACGCTCTTGAGTTTAGATTACCATCACGATTCCAATCTGTGAAGCAGATGATGAGACGTTATGAGATGATGTATGTGATAGTTGACCATAGTATCAACTCACCGAGAGGAAGCCACAAATCGCTTCTAAACAAGCTAAAGCCAATCTTGATGTCTATGTACGAACAAGATGAGACCAAGGTGTTAGAGATGATGGAATTGGCAGAAGCATTCCGCAAGACAATTGTGTCCAACAAAATCAATCCAAAGACCCAAAGATGGATTGACCCAACAAACACAATGCGTGATTTTTGGGATAGAGATTGCGTAAGGCAATACTAACAGCAAATGGGAGTAGAGATACTCCCGCTGTCTACAGATGTGTATCTGTACTGACGAGACCAAAAGGTCGAAACAGCTAACTTAAATTTATTCTTATATGATAGGCAAATGTATTGCATCAGTAAAATCTCACGAGGGTAAGTATTCTTCTTATCCTATTGAGTTCAAGAGCGAAAAACACTTTAGTAATTGGTACGACAGTGTATGTAAATACGGAAAAGTAATAGGTGTCTTCGAAGACACAAATAATTAAAAACAAATATTATGAAGTATTTTTTAACAGAAGAAGACGAAAAAGTTTCAATACTCGAAACAACAAAAGAAACACACAGAACACTAAAAGAACAAGGTATTAAAGTAGTAGGTTTATTTGGTAGAGTAGACTATGCAAATATATGGTGTGATTTCTACAATGGTAAAATAGACAGAAAACAGTTAAGGTTAAAGTTGAAAATATAAACAATTAAAAACAAATATTATGAAGTTCAAAAAATCAAATCCAAGGAAACAGATTATGCCCAATGGCACAAGAAAAGAATTGGTAGTTGGAGACTGTGTAGTGAGAGCAATTGTTCACGCTACAGACAAAGGGTACAAGGAAGTGTTTAAAGAGTTAACCGAGTATGCACTGCATCATCCATCGTGTATGCCAATAAACTTTAGAGAGGTGTACGAGGATTACTTGTACGATTTAGGATTCACTAAGCACAAGCCTAAAAAGAACAGCAAAGGCAAGACGTATTCCGTTAAGAACTTCCCAACAAGCGAAGGCAAGAGATACATTGTACTTACAAGAAGTCATTTAACAGCTATCGTAGATGGTGAACATCTTGATACTTGGAATTGTGGTTCTTACAGAGCAAACTCATATTACGAAATATAAATTAAACATTATGAAAGCAACAATTAAAAAAGTAATAAACAAATTAAAACAATATGCTAAGGCATTTCACTCAATAAACAGATAACATTATGAAAACAAAAAACGGATTAACCTATGTAGAAAAAGGTACGGGAGTAAAAATAAAAGGCAGAGAAGTGATGCGTGTAGATGTATACACCAAGCAAGAGATTGAAGCAATCAATCAACGAAAGAAAGATGTAAGAAAGCAAGTTGCGGCAGCAGTGATACTAGTGATATACATTGCGTCTGTAACTTATTGTTTAACCAAATTTATTAACCTTTAAAAACAAACATTATGAATTTACAAGCAACAGAAGAAATTGAAGTATTTATTGATGCAAAATGGTACAATACACCATTAGAGAAAACACAAGTTGGATTTATACCACAAAAAAGACGAATCAGAATCGGTTGGAAAGGATGCTACTACACTATAAAAAAAGGAGAGAAGTTTAAATTTGACAGAGGTAATGATTGGGATGTGTGCTACTTTAAACTAGAAAACGGTGCTGAGTTTAAGCAAGGATATGGGAGAGTTGAAACATTTATAAAAAACGAAAACGTTAAAGTATTATGAACGAACTACAAAAATTAATCAGAGCAAATAAGATTTACAATTCGACCGATGGAATCTATTCATTAGAGGAATTTCACGATGCGGGAGACTACCTATGCAAGTTCCATCACAAGTACGGAACGGTTAATCCTAGTGAATTTAAAAGAATATTAAAATAAATTAGGAATTATCAATTAATTAGACTATCATTGTAAAAGTGATAGACAACATTTAAACATTTTATATTATGAGTTACAAACTAGATACTACAACACCATTTTACAAAGAGTTAACAGACGAGGATGCTTACTTCCAATTCAACGGAAAAGCAATGCAAAGAGCAATGTACAATCTGTACGTAAGCAAGAGAGACATCGGATTAAATGCGATAGGGATGAAGCCACATAGCAATTGGAGGGTTCGAGATGTCAAGACTTACTTCGGCATCAAGGGGAACAAGAAGGTATTGCTAGAGAACTTTATGAAGCTATTCAATCACATTGAGATGCTCAGAGAACAGCAAGCCAAGGAGTACGCAGAAGAGATGCGTAGAAAGTAAGTATAACTGATGAGACTTAAATAGTCGAAACACGGATTCATTCCGTGTCTTATACAAACCGAGTTCTGTGTCTTCGAAGACACTACTCACAAATTTATTACTTACTATGTGTATTATTATTATCAAACAGAAATCAGAAAAGATTCCAATGGAGAGACTCAAGACTTCAGCACGAATCAATCCTCACGGATTGGGGATTGTATGGCTAGACACTTTTGAGTTGACATACCAAGAATCTAAAGACTACGCTCAGTTGCACACTGACAGACCATTCATCGCTCACTTCCGTTATGCTACTGTGGGTAAAATCAACAGAGAGAATATGCATCCATTTGTATGTGGCAAGAACAGAGATGAGTTGCTTATGATGAACGGAACAATCAGAGGGTTGGGTGATGCAGAGACTTGCGACACCAAGGTTCAAGCACGTATGCTAGGTGATATGCCAAGAAGCGAATGGAGAGCAGAGTTGGAACAGCACGAAGCTAGGTTCGTTAGTATTAACAGAAGAACAAGAACATTTCAGATATACAACAGAGATGCTTACTTCAAGAGAGATGGTGTTTGGTATTCAAAGGCTAACGTATTAGAAGACCACGTTATTGGTGTGTACGGAACGCTAAAGAAGAACTACTCTAACTACAACAGATACTTGCGGTCAAGCAAGTACCTAGGCAGAGGTAAGACTGTTGACAAGTACCCATTACTTATACAAGGGTTGCCATACTTGATTGAGGAGAAAGGTGTAGGTCACAACGTAGAGATTGACATCTTCAAGGTTGACGACAGCAAGCTACTAGACTTGGATAGGCTAGAGGGTCATCCGAATTGGTACAGAAGAAAGCAAGTGCCAATCAAGTTGAACAGCGGTAAGACAGTAAACTGTTGGGTTTACTTTAACTTGAAAGAGTTACCACTTGGGGAGCAAATGCATCAAAGATACACACAGCAAGTGTACAAGCCTAGCACGTACACATTCAGAGACCAAGTTGAATGCACACAGCAGATGATTTGGGATGACGCTTTCAAAGTTGAAGATGACTTTGATGTGTTGAACGAATCACCGATGTGTGTCAATTGCTATTCAGACTTAGTTGTTGATGAGCATGAGATATCAAACTCCTCATACCATTGTCCTCAATGCAATGAGAGTTTTACAGAACAAGAGGTTGTAGTTAACCTTTAGTTTTCTATGTAGTAGTAGAAAGAGAGGGTGTCTTCGAAGACACTCTCGGTACACGGATGAGTGTCCGTGCTGATGATTCCAAAAGGATGAAACCGAAATCTTAATTTATTTATTATGAAACAAACAAATCAAAACGACAGTATGTCTGCTAGAAACACAGAGTATTCAAAACAGCAGTTAGCAAGACAAGGATATGTCTTGAGTAACCTATGGCACGTTCAAGATGTGCTTCAAATCTATGAAGAGCTAACTGTAGTAGAAGCAGAAGAGGTTCTTGAGAACGCTCTTAACAATGAAGGAGTAATGGAGAGTATCTTCGAACAGATAGATTACGAGGTTGCACTAATTAAAAAAACAAACAAGATGAAAGACAATAAACTTATCGCAGAATTTATGGGTTATCCCGATTTAGGTAATGAAGGAGATTTTTCTTACTTGAAATACGACACTTCTTGGGATTGGCTGATGCCTGTAGTAGGAAAAATAAGGCGAGATGAAAAGTTTCTTGACAATGATTACAGAGAGAACCTATTGGATGTAGTTCCTTATGGTCGTATTGAAGATGTCTTTGATGAAGTAGTACTATTTATTAATCAATACAATAAAACTATATAATATGAAAGACAATAAACTTATAGCAGAATTTATGGGAATGAAATATTCAGACGAAAGAAGTTTTAATGATGGGGAATGGACACATTCGATTCATTCTCTGTGTTTATTTCAAACATCTTGGGATTGGCTAATGACTGTAGTTGAGAAGATAGAGGGTCTTAGAGATGAGAATGGCAATGCTTACAGATTCACTATTGATATGTGTAATGCTCATATTGAAGGAACTGACATTGAAATACTTGGAGGTTCTCATAAAATTGACACCACATACAAAGCAGTAGTAGAATTTATAAAAATGCATAACCTAAATGTAGTAAGAGAGTCTGATAATTGGGAACTTTCTACTAATGAACTAAAAGAGTTGTTGACAAACAGAGGATTTTATACGGGTAATTTATGGCAAGTTGAAGATGTCAAAGGTATATTTAAGTGTGACGATGATGAAGCACAAGATGTGTTGGATTCTGCATTAACTAATGAAGAAACTATGAATCAAATTTGGTTTGCTGTACGATTTCACGCAGATGAATATGGATTAAAAGAACTTAAAAACTATAAAACTATATAAGATGATAACAGAAACAAAAATGTACAGAGTAATGTGGGTTAGTCCACAAGGAGGCGGAGAGGTGAACGCTGATGGGTTCAGCACATTCGATGAAGCAGAAAAGTATTTTGAAGAACTATCAGATGACTTTATTGATGAGGTATACTATGTTGAGGCTTACACTCACGTAGAGAGAACTTATGCCAATCCTAACGCAGTAGATGGTTGGGAAGATATGTATCCATTAGATGAGTACTAATAATTAAAACTATATATTATGTTATACAAATCTGCGTATTACGAACCAACAAGTTACAGAAATCTACTCATCGATGTACTAAGCAGTCAGCACGAGACTCTATCGTTGAACATTCCCGATAGGTCTTATTGGAATAGATTTGATACGGACTACTTAGAGAATATGATGGTAATATTTTCTAAAATTCTCTCTAAATAAAACCAATCAATTAAATTAAATAAACAACTAAAATTAAATAATATGAAAGTAACAATTAGCCAAAGGTTTGTTTACCACAAAGTGGGTACAGTAGAAATAGAAATAAATAAGAAGGATTATGAGAAATACTTAATAGATAATAAAGGCTATCATTCTTTAGATGATTATTTATTGGAGAACGAGGATTTGTGGTCTGAGCAAATAGATAATGCTACTGATAAATCAGAACTTGAGTTCGGTAGTGGATGTTTTGAAAATGGATTTAATCAAGAAGGTTGTGATGCTGAAACTCGTTTCGATTGTGAAGAAACAAACGATGGAGGACATTTATAAACAAACGATATGACAGACAGACAAGGCAAAATAATTTTGTATATCATTATGATAATAGTTATCTTGCTTTCTGAAATGTGTGCCGACCCTTATCACAAGGCGGGGTACTTTGGAAAGTAAGAACAAGGGGTGTCTTCGAAGACACTCCTTTACCGTATGCAAGTGAGTACTTGCACTGATGATTCCTAAAGGATGAAACGGAAACCTTTAAAAACAGATGTATGACAACACTAGACAGAATACAAGAGATTCTTTCTTTTATTTCTAAAGACAGCAAGGAGGATAATATCCTTTTACGCAAAACTCTTGAGGATTTGGAACAAAAAATTATTAATCGAATAGATGTAAAATTATGAAGACAGAACGCACAGAAAGATTTCTTTCTTATCTAGTTGTAGTTATTGTTATACTATCAATGGTAGCAATACTTTCTATCACTTGCCAATCAGCTATAGAGATATGGGGAAATTAGATTTAGACACGGGAATACATTACCTATCAGAGGGTACTGAAGACAAGGTGGTAAGCAAAGTAATAGACGCTTACAGAGAACGCTCAAGAGTAGGTATTGAAAAATATGGAACTACACTAGACCGAGGAGATTTAACTCCTTTACAATGGCTACAACACCTACAAGAGGAGTTGATGGATGCAACATTATATATAGAAACTTTAAAAAACAAATTATGAACGGATTAAAAAAATGCACAGTATCGGGAGTAGTAGATTACGAAAAGAATTTTTACAAAGAAGGGAAGTATCCTTACGCTACCTTCGTAGAAAACTTTAGAGCAAAACATAGGATACCCGTAGAAGAACTAAGGAGTTTCTGTGATAAGTTAGGGGAAATGCATAAGCAATCAATATTTAAAAAACTAAGAGTATGATTATTACAAAGGACAATTTTATATGGAAAGAAGTTTCTCACTCAGCAATAGATTTATTTAGAGCTAACGCAGTAGAACTATTTGCAGTTCACCACGATGAATCAGAAAGCTTATTAGAATCTGAAGAGGAGATTAATTTCTGCGGCGAGAACAACATACCTATATGTATTGAAGTTGGAAAGCTTCCAAAAAAATACACGGATGCTTGCTCTTGGAACAACAGCGAGAAAAAACTAATAGATAATTATTGGTACGTAAGAATATCAGATATTTCTAAGTAAAATATTTGGTAGTACACTAGAATTATACTATATTTGAACAATTATTAAACTTTAATTTATTTACAATGGAAAGACTAAATATTATAGACTTTGATGCGGGAATAGAGACCGCTCAAGAAAAGCCCGACAAACATTACCTAACAAGGTTAGACCTATTAAAAGATGCAAGCAAAAAAGAAAAGAAGTTTGCTTGGTTGGATACGGGTAGATTAATGAGTCGAAAGGATTATGAAAAAAACTACCTTACCGAAGATTCTAAAATATCATACAACGATTTCAATATTTCAAGCAACTGCAAAGATATTATGAGGTACGGAGGAGGTATGATAGTGCAGTTATTGGACAGTGATTTATGCATGGCTGTTACAGTAACACAGAACGAACACGGAATACAGAAAAAAGTATTTCAAAAAAAATCAGTCGCAGAGTGCGAAGATATATTGTATAACAGTGTAAAAGAATTTATTTAAGATGGGAAAATCAAGCGAAGAATTTATGAGACAAAGAGAACAAGAGCCTACTAATCCATACCTTGTGTCTTCGAAGACACAAATGGAGGATTTGTTTAAGTATTTTGGAGAAATTTTTTCACAAAAACAAACATACAAAGATGAAGAAACAAATTTTTAAAAGTTACGCAGATAAGATTTCAGCTTTATACGATGTAGAGTTGGAATCATTATTCCAAAAGAATAAAAGTAGAGAGATAGTAGACGCTAGGTATATGTTATATTACTTATGCAAAGAAAGAAGTATGAAGGTAATTCAGATACAATCTTTTATGGAGGAGCAAGGCTATAGCATATCTCATTCAAGTATTATTCACGGAATAAACGTAGTCAAGGAAAACTCTTTGTGTGACAAAGACTACAGAACCTTTATAAAAAACTTTAACAATGAGTTACACTCTACAAGATATATATAATCAAGCTAATTCTGACAACAACATAGCTAAGATAGATTCTAAATGTTGTAACTCTGTAATCTCAAAAGGAGTTAAGATAGAAAGAGATATTCAAACGGGTGAAATAGTTATATACAATACCCATCTAGGCGGTGATTTCTATAGGGAAATAGAGAGTAATGAGTATCTTTTTTTTGAAGAAAAAGGTTGGGTTTATGGAAAATATGTCGTATCTTTGTCTAACTACCGTAGAAAACTTGACGTTATTGAGGAGAGAATAAGAGCTGAAATTAACACAAGAAAAAATGGAAGATACATAATGGGTCTCAAGGATATGAGAGAGCATTACCTACTAAAGTTTTCCGAATCAAGTAAGATTATCAATCAATTAAATTAAATAAACTATGTCAAATTCAAAAACAAAATCAGTGTTTGAAACACTGTCAGCCATTAACGTAAATGATAAGGTTGAAAAGAAGAACAATCTAACTTACTTATCTTGGGCTTGGGCTTGGGGAGAAGTTAAGAAACATTATCCTAGTGCAACGTATGAAGTTCAGTGCGGCGATTCAGACTTACCATACGTATACGATGAGAGTCTTGGGTATATGTGTAGAACTATCGTTACAATAGAAGGGGAGACGCTAGGTATGTGGCTACCCGTTATGGATGGTGCTAACAAATCTATGAAGGCTGAAGCTTATGAGTTCGAAACAAGGTATGGAACTAAGAAGGTTGCGGGTGCAACTATGTTCGATATAAACAAGACTCTTATGCGTTGTCTAGTTAAGAACCTAGCAATGTTTGGATTAGGTCACTACATTTATGCGGGTGAAGACTTACCCGAAACAGAGAGTGAAACTCCAAAGGTTACAGTAGCCCCTAAGAAGGAAGTAAAAACAATCAAACTATCAAAGGGTGATGCGAATTGGGATAAGGTATTGAAGTACGTGGTAGCTAACAAGTCTGCGGGTGCTGATAAATTAATTTCTCAACTCAAGACTAAGTACGGATTCACAGCTACTATTGAGAAAGAGATTCAAAAGGCTATCGCATAATGAAAGATGTGATAGAGAAGCTAAAAGATGACAAGTATTACTATGGAGAGGGAGGTAAAAAATTCCTCTCTAATAGTGATATAGGTACTCTTCTTACTAATCCGAGGGAGTTCGGAGTTAGTAGACCCGATAATCAAAACTTTGCAAAAGGTAGATATTTTCATCAGTTATTAATAGAACCCGACAAGGCTAGTGAAGTCGTAACTATAGATTCATCATCACGTAATACAAAGCTTTACAAGGAAGCTATTGCTGAGATGGGTGTAGAGGTTGCTTTACTAACTAAAGAGGCTGAGGAGGTTGTTAATTTAACTGATACCATGAAGAATAACCTATACTTTTTTGATAACATATACAAGGATGGAAACATCTATGAAGAACCCGCTGTCAAAGAGATAATGGGTCTTATGTGGAAAGGTAAAGTGGACATCGTATGTGATGATATGCTTATTGATTTAAAGACAACAAGCAAGCTAGCTGACTTTAAGTGGAGTGCTAAGAAGTACAACTACGATAGTCAAGCATACATATACCAACAACTATTTAACAAGCCTTTGATATTCTTTGTAATAGACAAGACATCGCATCAGATGGGTGTATTCAGACCTACTGAGGAGTTTATTATGGGCGGCGAAGAGAAGGTAAAGAGAGCGGTTGAGGTATATAACACCTTCTTTGGGGATACTCCCAAGGAAGAACTGTCAAGCTATTTCATAGATGAATATCTTTAGAAGACTAGTGTCTTCGAAGACACAAAAAAAACGGGTAATGTGGTTTCAAATTCCAATGGATTGCATTACACGAGAAGAGAAACAAGAAGTTATCCTTCAAACTATAAACACATTGGAAGAACAAATAAACATTATTAGTTATGAGTAACACAGAGAAAGTATTCGCAAACGGATTTTCATTCAAGAGAAGAGAGGGTGCTCCCGATTTTGTAATTGGACAACAGTCAATCAAGGTTGACGAAGCTATTGTCTTCTTGAAAGAAAACCAAAAGAATGGTTGGGTGAATCTTAATGTAAACAAAGCACGTAGTGGAAAACTATATGTAGAGTTAGATACATTCGAACCAAAGAAAAAAGAAGAGGTATCAGATGGTGTAGACTTCTAATAAACTAACAATCAGTCAGTTAAGGGGTATCATTGATACCCTTTTTTTGACCCCTAATGTTAGGTATGCAAAATAATTACTATTATATACTGTATATATTTTTTTTAATTATATATTTATTTTATATTCGTACTATCGTTTTTAAAATTAACATTTTCAACACTGTTATTGAGAATCAGTTAGTTAACTAATTAAATTTAACATTAAATCTACACTACTATGTCACACATCATCACAATCTTCCGAAACATACACGATACATCTACACCGTTCCACAGAAATGTGGATGGTATTCTTAAGAGAATAAAAGATGGAGCAACTAAGGAAGTAGTTAAGAAAATTAGACTTGAGAAAGACAAGTCACAACGTAACGAACTTAAGAAAGCATTACCATCAATATGTTTTTCGGGTAAGTTCACCAAAAGAAATGACTCATCACTACTAGAGCACAGTGGATTAATATGCTTAGACTTTGATGGGTATGAATCCAAAAAGGATTTGTTACAAGACAAGGAAGTTATATCCAAAGACAAGCACACATTCTCTGTGTTTATTTCACCATCGGGTAACGGTCTTAAGGTTCTTGTCAAGATACCACAAGACGAAGAGAATCACGTTAAGTATTTCAACTCTCTTGAGAAACGATTCAGCAGCAAGTACTTTGATAAAACTTGTAAGAACTTGAGCAGAGTTTGTTACGAGTCTTACGACCCATTAATTTATGTGAATGAAAATTCAAGTGTATGGGATAAGATTGAAGAGACTGAATACAGAGAGGTTGTTGTTCATCAAGATGCTCCTACGATACCAATCACAGATGAGAACAAGGTTGTTGAGATTCTAATGAAGTGGTGGCTTAAGAAGTACCCAATGGTTGAAGGTCAACGAAATCAAAACACATACATTCTTGCAATGGCATTGAATGATTATGGAATCAACAAGAGTTTGGCAATGTATGTGATGAATCAATTCACAACTCAAGGGTTCACTGCTCAAGAAGTTCAAAGAACTGTTGACAGTGCGTACAGCAACAGTCAAAACTTTGGAACTAAGTACTACGAGGATGAAGAGAGAATAAACCAAATCAAAGCAAAGCTTAGAAGAGGTGTCTCAAAAAAGGAGGTTCGTCATCAGTTGGAGGAAGCACAGATTGATGGCGATGTTATCGAGTCTGTTTTGAATCGTGCTGAAGAGGAGAACAAGTCAAAAGTATTTTGGACAAAATCAGACAAGGGAGTTATTAAGATAGTGCACGTTTTGTTTAAGCAGTTCTTAGAAGACAATGGCTTCTATAAGTATTGCCCCGAAGGAGGTCGTAACTATGTGTTTGTAAGGGTAGAGAATAACCTTATAGACCATACATCAGAGAAGGAGATAAAAGACTTTATACTGAACACATTGATTACTCTTGATGACTTGTCAGTGTATAATTACTTTGCAGAGAATACAAGGTACTTTAGAGAGGAGTTCTTGACTCTTCTTTCAACAGTAGACATCTACTTTATAGAAGATACAAAAGATACAGCATACTTGTACTACACAAACTGTGCTGTTAAGATTACAAAGAATGAGATTCTTCCTATTGACTATATGGATTTAGGTGGATACGTTTGGAAAGACCACGTAATTGATAGAACTTTTAATCTATGTAGTGGTGATGGTTGCGACTACCAAAAGTTCTTGTCAAGAATTAGTGGTGATGATGCTTCAAGGTTGAAGTCTATGGAGAGTACAGTAGGATTTCTTATGCACGCACACAAAAATTTATCATATTCTCCCGCAGTAATTCTTAATGACGAAGTTATATCTGACAATCCCGAAGGAGGTACAGGTAAAGGATTGTTTATGAATGCACTATCTAATATGAAGAAGTTAGTTGTTATTGATGGTAAGTCTTTTACCTTTGAACGTTCGTTCGCATATCAGTTAGTGTCGGCAGATACGCAGATACTTTGCTTTGATGATGTAAAGAAACACTTTGATTTTGAAAGGTTGTTTAGCGTTGTAACAGAAGGGTTGACCTTGGAGAAGAAGAACAAGGATGCAATCAAGATACCATTTAGTAAGTCACCTAAGATAGCAATCACAACTAACTATGCCATAAAGGGTAGTGGTAATTCATTCGCTAGAAGAAAGTGGGAACTAGAGTTGCACCAACACTACAACAAAAACTTTACTCCATTGGATGAGTTTGGAAGGTTGATGTTTGGAGATTGGGATGATGATGAGTGGTGTAGCTTTGACAACTATATGATTGAATGCTTACAGTCTTATCTAGATAAGGGATTAATAAAAAGTAACTTTGTAAATCTTGAGGTTAGACATTTATCCGCTAAGACTAACCACGAGTTCATAGAGTGGTGTGGTATAATTGATGGAACTCAAAATCCAAAACTTAAAACCAACAAGAGAATCTATATGCAAGTTCTTTACAGTGACTTTATAGAAGACTATCCTGACTATGCACCTAGAACTAGAATGAGTATATCACGTACTAAATTCTATAAGTTCTTACAAGCTTATGCTGATTTTAAAGATGGGATTGAGTTTGAAAAGGGTAGAGACTCTTCGGGGAATTGGATGATACTAAGAGAGAGAGACGCTGAGTATGTATCAGATTTTTAATTATGGATGTAATAGAAAACAAGTACGGATTTAGTAATGAGAAAATGCTTAATCAATGTAGGTTGCTACACAGAGTTATGTTTCAAAAGGTAGATGTAAAAACGGGAAGAGGTAGAAACGTAAAGGTTGTTAAGGAGTTTAAATACAGGTGCGAAGGAGATGATGATGTTCGTGCTAGGATTGAGCGAAGTATTAATTGGTATGACATACCATAAAAAAAAATCAAATGGAATTTAGAGACTATCAAACAGAGATTATAAAAAAAGGTACGGATATTTTACGTACAAGTAATTTTGTCTACCTAGCTATGGAGGTTAGAACAGGTAAGACCTTGACTAGTTTAGGGATATGTGATAAGATGGGTGTTGAAAATGTTTTGTTCTTAACAAAAAAGAAAGCAATGTTATCAATTAGTAGGGATTATGATTTGATTTGCCCCGCATCTTTTGTTATGTTTGTAATGAACTATGAAAGCATTCATAAACTACCCAATGTAAAGTGGGATATTATTGTGTGTGATGAGTCTCATTCAATGGGAGCTTATCCTAAACCAAGCAAGAGAGCAAAGCAAGTGAAGGAGCTTATTCAGAAGAACAACAGTAAGGTTATATTTCTTTCGGGAACACCAACACCCGAATCGTACAGTCAGATGTATCATCAAGTGTACGGTATAAAAGGCAATCCTTTTAGCAGTTACAAAAACTTTTACAGATTCTCTGATGATTATGTTAAAGTTAAAACAAGACCTATAGGAGGTCTTAACATACGTGACTACTCTACAGGTCTAGAAACCATAATAGATGCGGTAAAACCATTCACGATTAACTACTCGCAAGCAGAAGCAGGCTTCAAGGTTAAGATAAAAGAAAAGATTCTTGAAGTTGAGATGAGTGACATGACGTACAAGTTGGCAGCGAAGTTGAAGAAGGATTTAGTTATAGAAGGAAGTGATGAAGTTATTTTGGCAGATACTCCCGTGAAGTTGATGATGAAGTTGCATCAATTGTATTCGGGAACTATTAAGTTTGAGTCGGGAAATTCAAAGATAATAGACTTGAGCAAGGCTCAGTTTATCTATGACAACTTTTGCACCAACAAGATAGGAATATTCTATAAGTTCAAGGAAGAGTTGAAGGCTCTTAAGGAAGTTTACGGAGACCAACTAACCACAGAACTTAGTGTCTTCGAAGACACAGATAAGAGTATAGCTCTTCAGATTGTTTCGGGAAGGGAAGGTATCTCTCTAAAGCAAGCCAAGTATTTAGTGTACTACAATATTGATTTCAGTGCAACAAGTTATTGGCAGAGCAGGGATAGGATGACTACCAAAGACAGAAGTAACAACGAAGTGTATTGGGTGTTCGCAAAGAACGGTATTGAGCACGACATATATAAGTCTGTTCAGCAAAAAAAAGATTATACACTTAGACATTTCAAGAAAGATTTACTAAGTTTGTAATTATGACAGAGCAGCAGATACAATCTAAAAGAATAAAACAACTTGAGGCTGAGGGGTACTACGTATTAAAGTTGGTTAAGACAAACAAGAACGGTATTCCCGATTTATTGGCACTAAAAGAAAGCGAAGTTCTTTTTATAGAAGTCAAGAGACCTGAAGGTAGGTTGTCAAAATTGCAAGAATATAGATTAAAAGAATTAGAAAAGTATGGATTCAACACAGAGGTTTACAGAGGATAATGAATACATAGGTTACGAAGTTGATTTTTGGGTTATGGATATTCTGCAATCACTATCTAGTGACGTTGCAAAAAATATACAAGCTCAAATAGAAGACAACTACTTAGACCTTAAAAAAGTAAACGGTTGGTCTCAGTATATTGGAGGTGTAGTCAAAGGGAAGAATCCTTATTTCTTTGAGATTGAATTTCTTAATGAGATGGGAACAGTTCCAATATTTTTAGACATTCAGCCAATAGATGTTGATACATACTTAGATTATATAACAAACAAACAAACACTTAAAACTTATGAATAAATTAGAAACACATAGAAAAACACAAGCTATTACTTTAAAGAACATTGTAAATTCAGTTTACGAGCTAGACCTTATGGATAAATGCAGAAGGAGGGAGTATACAGATGCTCGGTTAACATTTATGAGTATAATGTATGATGAAGGCTATGGGTATACTGCTATTGGAAGAATGATAGGTAAGAATCACGCAACAATTATTCATTGTTTAAAGTCATTAGATTGGATGCTTAAAAATGAAAAATCTTTTATATCAAAGTACCATATAGTAAAAGAAGTTTACAATTCACACGATATGTTGCTTGAGCATAAAAGTAGTTTGCAATTAAAAAACCTATTAATTCTTGCAAATAATCAAATAAAAATGTTAAATTTGGACAATGCTAGTCTAAAAGATGAATGTAAATCGTTCAGAGAGAGAGAAGGAAGGTTCTCATCTTTGTTTGAATTGATAACTGAAAGAACAAAAGATAAGGATATCCCGGTAATATACAGAAAACTTAATACGATATACAATGGATTATAAATTTGAAGACGTAGATAAAATTATTGGATTCTCTTCTTGGAGTCTAAAGCAAAAGCTAGATGAGTTGTACAGAATAGATTCTGATATGTACTGTAACTTAGGTACTGACTCAACAAAAAAAGAAAAGCAAGATGTAAAAGCAAAGTCTAGAAAAATATATTCAGCAATCAAAAAGATTGATGAAAAAACAGGAAAGACACTTTTGTTTGCAATGGATAGTAAGTAGTAGTAGAAGTATGTATAGAGTTAAAACAGAAAGGCTGAGTTATGTAAATCATTTGATGGATGAGTTGCACTCATGCCTTAACTCTATATATGAGGACATGATTGATGAAGACTATGCTCAATTAGATTTGAATCTAAAGGATATGATTAATAAAATAGAAGAGATACAAGAATCTTTTGATGATAAACTTTAAAAATTATGGCTAATAAAAGAATAAGATTAACTCCCGAAGAGTTTGACTTAGTAAACGAAAAGAGAGCTTCTAATCTAGAGAACGTCAATGATAACACTTCATTAGATATACACTTACAAGAAAGAGGTATAGATAAGAAAGATGTAGTCAGTGTTAAGCATTGGCAAAGTGCAAGCGGTGAGTATAGATTTTCTATTGTAACCAAAGAAGATATAGGATTAAACCACGAAGATTTGTTTGGTAGGATAAATGAATTGGTTTCTAGCCACGCTCCCGAATACTCATTCCCTGAAATAAAGAAGAAGCAAAATAAGAACTTATTAGTTATAAATCCTGCAGACATACACATAGGTAAGTATGCAAACTCCGAGGAGACAGGTGAGGATTATGACTGCGAGATAGCTGTCAATAGAGTTATAGAAGGTGTCGGAGGTTTGCTAAAACAAGCAAGTGGTTTTGAGATAGATAAAATTTTATTCTGTATCGGAAACGATATTCTTCACGTAGATAATGTATACAATACAACTACAAAGGGTACACCACAAGACGCTGATGGCAAGTGGTGGGAGCATTACGAAATTGCACTTCAGTTATATGTAAAGTGTATTGAAATGTTAAGACAGGTTGCACCTGTTGATGTGGTTCACAGTATGAGTAACCACGACTACCAATCAGGTTTTCACCTAGCACACACATTAAAAAGTTGGTTCAGAAAAGCAGAAGATATTAGGTTTGATATCAGTGTTTCTTATAGAAAGTATTATAAGTACGGAACAAATCTAATAGGAATCGAGCACGGTGATGGAGCAAAACTAGATAGCCTTCCTTTGCTTATGGCTCAAGAATGTCCTAAGCGTTGGGCATCAACAAGCCACAGGTATTGGTACTTACATCATCTACACCACAAAGTAAAACACAAGTGGAGAGACGCAAAAGATTTTATAGGGGTTACAGTTGAGTATATGAGAAGCCCTTCTGCTGCTGATAGTTGGCACTCAAGAAAGGGTTACACGGGAGCACCTAAAGCTGTTGAAGGATTTATACACAGTAAGAAGAGTGGTCAAGTAGCAAGGCTAACTCATTTTTTTTAAATTAAAATTATATATTATGAATTGTCCTATGTGTAGTATAGAATTGCTTTGGGGTCAAGATTTTGATTCTGAAGACTTTGGTCAGGAAGAAGGCGGTATAGTTAGTGTTAACACTTGTGTTAATCCTGCTTGCTCTGTTAAGACTGTTGAGGTTTATACAAATAATGAGGTTTGAGAATAGAAAAGATTTAGATAGGGAGCATAAGGCTATTAGATTTTTTGTAGATATATTTGGAGGTAGCTTTAAAAAGCTAGACCCTAACGACATAGACTTTAAGGTCTTTGATAAAGACTCTAATCTAATAGCTTATGTAGAGGTGAAGGGTAGAAAGAGGATGATTAAAGACTCTTTTCCGTTGCCTGTCTCAGCGTACAAGTTGGTAAAGCTTAGTTCTAAGAGGTTGAATCCTGTTGTGATATGGGCTTGTGAGGATGGAATAATATATGGAAAGATAATAGATATACAAGGAACTATAAAGTGGGGAGGTCGAAAACCTAGAGAGGGTTCACACAATGACCAAGAGCTTATGGTTTACTTTAATGATTCAAAAGAGTTTAAAAAATTAAAATATTAAAAATGAGTTGGTTAAGCAAGTTATTAGGAACAGGAACAAAAGGCATTGGAGACTTGGCGAAAGACATTCGTGAAGCTATCAAGGGAAAAGAGTTAGACCCAAACAAGCAACTTGAAACTGCTGAAAGGTTGGTTGCATTACAGACAAAGATTAACGAGGTTGAGGCAGGTCACAGAACAATGTTTGTGGCGGGTTGGAGACCTTTTATTGGTTGGGTTATAGGTGTAGCTCTATTGTATAATTTTATTCTAAGAGACTTAATTATTTTCGCACATCCTGAATGGAGTGACTTGCCTGCTTTGCAGATGGATGAGTTGTTTACAATACTATTTGGTATGTTAGGTTTAGGTGGAATGAGAACGTGGGAGAAAAAACAAGGGCTTACAAAATGATAAATAAAATATTAAAAAAACTTAGGTACACCAACAAGCTAACATCATATCAAAAGTTTGCATCAAGAGTTGGTTATATGGGTAGTGGATTTTTAATTGCTGCTCAATGGAGAATAGACCCTGTACTTTATGTTATAGGGTTTGTATTTGTTATAGTTCAAACGAGTTCTAGAAAACAATGGAATCTAGTGGCTCTTAATTTAAACGGGCTCATCGCTTGGTTAGTACATTTATTATTATGAAGTTAACACATTGGGGATTAAGTATAGGTATGGTAAAAGGATTACTTGTAGGGGTAAGACACTATGAGTTTACAGTAGGTGATGCCTATGAAGTAGACCACGTTTTATATTTAGGAATATTTCAGGTGTTTCTTACTATGAGATACGAATAATTTTTGTGTCTTCGAAGACACTAGTATCTTCTACCCTTTCGTCTTCTCCTTCTTTTCTCTTGAAGTTTTGTCTTAGGTTTTATCCTCTTAGGTAAATCGCTACTACCATACTCAGCCTCCCATCGAGCTGCTATCTCCGGGAGGTTCTTGTGCATATATCTTCTTTGTGCTTCGCTTTTAAATGGCATACCTATATTAATAATCGTTATACATTTCTTCTAACATTCTTTCTCTTTCTTCTCTCTGCTGTGCTTTGAGTTCCTTCATCTCCTCTTCATACTCTAGGTCTCTAAGGTCTTCCATTTCATCATAGAGTTCGGGAAAGTATTTCTTCATCTCCTTCTTAGTAAGTTTCATTTCTTTCTTACTAGGCTTCTTTTTCTTCATTCCTTTTATTTGATACTCAGAGAAATTCAATATTCTAAGTATAGCTTCTCCGGGGTCAAGACCACCTTCAACAAGCTTCTGAATATTTCCTGACATTTTATTTACGTTGGATGCGGGCAATCCTGTCATACTAACCAATTCTAATTGGAACTTTCTCCAAGCCGCTGCAGCTTTTTCAGGGTCTTTTATTTTAGATGCCCTTACAGCAGACTCTGTTATTAATCGTGATTGATTTAATATACCTGCAGTTTTTATGCCTCCCGCCCAAGGCTTTGCTGTGAAAAAGTCTCCTGCCATATTCACCATCTCTCCTAATATAAAGAATGCGTTCAAGTTACCAATGATTGCAGCTCTTAACAAATCTTCTTCCTCATCATCTCTCCAATCTCTAAGAGCTCCCGGTAATCCCATTGCTATCCACTGAAAAAATACAGGCATCATAATGTGATAGGTAAACATTGTTCTAATGTTCTGAGTAACAGTTCCTTTTCCTGCTGACTTATCCCAAGCCTTTAGCTTTCTCCATAAAGACCTACTAGATTGTATCTCTTTTCTTAAGTATTGCTTAGGTGTTGTAAGGAACATATTCAAAGCTCTGCTTATAGGGTCTGAGGTTTGGAATAAATCCTTATCCTGCAAGTCTCCTGACTGCTGTGTTCTCTTGGTATCTCTTTCAAACTTAATAACCGCATGGTCAATAGCCTCCTGCTCTGTTGCATTTGGATTCTTCTTTTTAAACTCAGCTTTATAGTAGCTGTAGTTAGGAAGACCTCCAAGATATATCGCTGCCCTGTCTCCAAACTTAGTTGTGAATAGCAAGAAGTTATTCATAAAGTCTTTAGTCTCATTAGGTAAGAAACTTTTAAGTTCAGTAGAATCTGCATAACTTTCAATAGCTCTCATAATACCATCGAACTTTCTGTCTTGCATATATACAGAATTGTCTCTAACCTCTTTGTATAGTTTCTTAAGCTCGCTCATATTTGTAAACGCATACTTAGCCCAATTAGCAAATCCAATATCATTTGCGTATGTCACAAATGAAGTCAACTGCTTAATCATTACTACAGGGTTAAGACCTAATCTAGATGTGATGAATACATTGTTCATACCATTTATCCACTTAGCTGTAAGACCTGTTCTAGTTCCCTTGTTTGCTAGTTTTTGAATAGCTGTTGTTATCAAGCTCATAGTGTACTTACCGTGAACATCTTCAATAGCCTTCTTTATATACTCATTAGTAAACAATTTATTTATATCTCTAACAGCTTCAGCGTATGCTGCAAAGTATTCCATATCATATAGATAAGTAAACAAAGCATCACTACCATCTGTCTCCGCAATTTTGGCATTTGTTTCCTCTCTAACTTTTGTAGATGCAGCACCTACAGTGTTATTAAAAGGAGCTCCAACACCTGAAATCAAATCCATTGGTTCAGTTATAACACCTTCCCTGTAAATCTTACCCGCATAGTTTTCATGCTGAGGCATATTGGTTCGATATATTTTTCTATATGTAGCATTATAATGGTTGTACAATGCAGGGAATAAAACCTCAACTTGCCAATCTGCAAACTCTTTTACCTCCGGCTCAAGAGCATTGGTCATATCCTCCATAACTCTAGCGTAGTTAACACCATACATATTTTGAAATGCAGGATGGTTAGCAGAGTCTTTGTACTGATTATAGTAATAGTACATTTGGTTTTGACTAAGAATTAGCTCATTCTCTCGTATAGCTTTCTCTAGTTTCTGTTTGTTTTCTGTGGTTCTGTTTTTGTTGTACTCGTCTTGAGCTTCTTGAACCTCATTTTTATTTATGTAGATACCTGTTACCTTTGTTTTTCTAAACTCTCTAGATTTCTTTTTCCAATTTTTACCGTAGTATTTTTGCATAGTCTCTCTAAGCATAGTCTCAATAAGCATTCTTCTAGCTTTAAAAACTCTTGATGACGCATCAATACGCTCGGTTACTAACTCTTGACTCTTTCCTCCAAACATTTCACCCGGCATTTTGGATATCATATCCATCAATCCATCCAAAGCTTCTGCTGTGTTTATAAGGTTAGATGTTATTGCATTAGCCATTTTTCTTTGAAGGTTTTTTAATCTACCTTCTACTTTGTTTCTTTTGGTTTCAAGACCTCTTACTCTCTGCTTAGACTTAAGTTTTTCTATCCAAGAACTGTCTTTCAAATCAACCTTATCCCCTGTAACATCCTCATACAATTCAGCAAATTGTCTCTTGTACTCTTCAGACTGAGCAGCCATCTCTGCTTTTAACCTAGTCTTACCTTCTGTAACTAAATCTGATATGAACTGAGACACAGCATCTAACGCAGCCACCTTATCAATATTGGTGTCTTCCATTAAGTAGCTGTTGTTTATGTTCATAGCTATCATCAACTCAGTCATCTGCTCTACTATCTCTGAGGTTTGCTCAGGGTCTGCATCTAACTTATTGTACTGAGTCAATAGCTTTTCATTAGCTGATAGTATCTCTTCAGATGTTGCTGTTTCCGGGAGTATAAATTTTTTGATTCTATCAATAGCTTCTTTTGTAGCTACATCAATCTTATACCCTTTGACTCTGTTACCTTGTAGGTCTGTGTACTTACCTTTCAAGAATGAATTAATTTGATTCTTAAGAGCAGCTACATTTTTAGATGCTGCAAACTCTATAATCTCATCCATCAAGTTCTCTATATTGTTCTCATCTGCTATAGTAATTTTATTAATCAGCTTCATTGTCTCAGACTTGGTATACAAATCTTTAGGCAAAGCCTTTCTCATAAAGTTTCTAAGCTCACGTTTAAGAGCTTGTAAGTTCTTCTTAGCTCTAAGAGATTGTCTAACAAGTAAACGTGCAGCACGTAGCTTCTGACCCATATTTTGCGTAGGTCTCTGCCCTGTGCTCTTCTGTAACTCAGACTGCATTTTTGCTTGCTGAACAGATAAACCTTTTTTGTACTTAGTAACTCCTTTTTCTACGTAAGCCTCAGCCTCTTTCTTATACTCAGGCTGTGCTTCTAAGAACTCAATAGTCTTGTCCATTATCTGTGCTTGACTAATAGGGTTCTTTCTTTTTTTGTTTCTAGCTGTTTCTTTTTTCTGAAACTGTTTTACTCTTTCGAATAATCTAAGACCAACTTTTGCACCACCTTTTACGTTACCAAAACTCTTAGGTAGGGTAGTAAGCTTGTCTACTTTCATAGCTAATAACTCATCTACCTCTGTAGCCGACATACCTTTTCTTCTAACCAAGAAATCTTTAATAGCGGCATCAGTAAAGTTATTATCCCTAGCTTCGTTTATGTATTCTACTGTTTCTAATTGGTTTCTAGTTTTTACCTGCGTGTAATCAACTACAGGAACTTCTTGTATGCCAAGTTCTTGAGATGCAATTGCTCTATGTCTACCATCACTATTACGTACATCAGTAGCGTCTAAAGAGTACAAAGTTAGAGGGTCTAATTTTTTACCATCTTGAATGTGCTTCTTCAAATCATCTACATTCTCTCTTGTCTCTTCATCTATCTCTAGATTCTTGGCTTTGCTCAAGAAATCTTGAGGAGACATCATAGTAAGTACACCGCCTCTAGCTTTAAAGTCACCTTCACCATACCACTGTCCTTCTGTTTCCATTGGATAGGTGTCTAGTTGCTGTCTAGTTTTTGCTTTCTTAGGAGTGAATCTAGTTCTTTGGTAGTCGTCAAATACATATATAATATCTTCAGGTCTAACGTCTTCTGTTGACTCCAACAAGCTTTCTCTTTTTTGCTTGTCTGTCATCTCCATTCTTTTCTGAACATTTCTAGACTCAACCTCACCACCTATTCTTAAGTAGGCTTGCGTGTCACCATTGTCTAGCTCTTCTAAAGCCTTAACAAGACTTCTTAATTCAGAGATATCGTTAAATATTTCTTCTTTACCATTTTGCTTGTACTCTATAGTAAGAGCGTCAATAAGATTCAACGCTTGCTGCATACTAATATCTTTGTTACTACCTACGGTAAAACCTTCTATAAATTGTATAGCGTGTTGAAGCTCGTGGTTCAAAACACTTTCAAACTTCTGAATAGCTTTTGTTTTGTCTCCTTTAAAGATATCAGAGTTTATAACAATTTGATTGTTCTCAGCGTCATAGAATCCTAACGAACCTTTTGTCATCAATTCATTAAAGCCATCTTTAAATGTATTGGTCACGTATAGTTTTGCCTCACCTATCTTAGGGTACTGCTTAACTATGTCAGTCTTTACAATATCTTTTAATGAGTATGAAGCACCTTTAATTGCATTATCTAAAGTCTTGTCAAAAGTAAAAGGTGTTTTCTTCCAAAACGAATCCACTAGTTTAGTGTCTTCAGTTTCGTACTTCCACATATTATCTTTACCAAGTTCCCATCCTGTAGCTCTTTTTATAACTAAAGGGCTCTTGCCTTGTCTAGTCATCTCTTTAGCTAGTGTGTAGTTTACTCTAACCCCTTGTTGCATAAGAGCGTTCTCTCCTATCAACTGCTGTCTAGCCTTAGACTTTTCTTCAGTTGTAAGTTTGTCGAACTCAGCACCCGCTTCAGGGCTGATGACTTTTTTACCTGAACCATAAGGGGCTATTGCCTGAGAAGCCATTGCTCTCTTGCCTTCATACTTCTCTCTCATCTCTTTTGGCATAAGCTGAAGAGCATCTATTTTTCTGTCCGGAACACCTATAACTTCTCCTTCTACTGTATTGTTATAAGTTGAATGATTAGAACCTTGTCTAGCTCCTGTTGGTTTTAGCACCAACATAATATCATTTTGCTTGAAATCATTCTCTCTATAAAACCCATCTCTTAATGCATCTATATCTGTATACCCATCAATAGAGTTTACAAACTTTGTAAATGCAGTGTTCGGGGTGTTCTTAGACTTATTCAACGCTATTAAGAAAGGCTTTCTATCTGTAGTATCTTTCAGCTCTTCCCATGAGTTGTATTCGTTTAAAGTATCTTTAATTACCTTTATAGGTTTTGCTTCTAATGCTTTCTTTTTAAAAGTATTAAAGTCACCTAATTTAGATGTCATTACATCATAAACTTTTTTATTAAAAAGCTTACTAACTTCAGGAGAACCACTTATTATAAATAAGTAATCAGCTTCCTTAGAGTTCTTTTCTATAGTTTTAGTACTAACACTACTTGCCCAAATATCTCCTTCTACTTGATGAGCAAAACTAGGACCACCATCAATGGTTTCATTAATACCCAATTGGTCAGCTACCCAAAACCAAACCTTTTGTTTCTTGGCTACAATATCTTTTATTAATGATGTTATATCAAATTGTTTTTCAGGAGTAACTAATGAGTTCTCATAGCTATCCTTAAACTCCAATCTACTTTCTCTAGTTTTTGGCAGAACTATTTCTGTTGGTGTACCTATAGGGTTAGTTCCGTTGTCTAGTTCCTCCAATAAAGAAACATCTTCGGCTTGTAGTTCAATCCCCGCAGCCAACCTGCTTGACAATGTATTAAGCAAGTCAACAACATCCTCTTCGCTTTTTGTTAGCTCTTCCATTCTAGGAATGCCCAACGACTTACCTAATGCTCTCAAGAATGCAATAACTTTATTCTTAGATGGTTTACTCATCTGACCGTAGTTAGCCGACAGTATACCAATAAGTTCAGCAACCTGCTCTTCTGTTTGAAGACTTGTATCTTTGTACTTCGCTGCGTGTGCATCTAACTCAGCCAACAATTTACCACTAGCTACTTTACGAATAGCTACCATAAACTTATCTGCCAACCTCTTAGCTGCTGCATCATTGTTCTTAACTGCATTAAGTAATAATGCGTGGAAAGCCTCGTGAGCTGCTGTAGTTCTTTTTGCTTTGCTTAAGTTTATATGAAT